TGGTGGATGGTTAAAATTAATGAAAAACTATAAAGTAGTTAAACAGTCAGGTCCTATTTGTAAGTACACAGACACTGAAACAGGTGAAATGCTTAATTTCTCAGGTAAAGATTTAGAAAAATTATGTACAGATAGACCTGAAATTAAAGAAGCTATGTATAGAGATACTTGTGATGCTTATGTTATGAAATACCAACATGAAGATGCACAAGACATGGATCCAGACATTGAAATTGATGAAACTGGGTTATAATGAGCGACATATTCAATCTATTAGATAACGTACAAAAGGGAGACTCCTTATCTGTTAATGACAGGGTATTAATTGTAGATGGTCTTAATTTATATTTAAGAGCATTTGCAGTAAATGGAGCTTTAAATGATAATGGTGTGCCCGTAGGGGGGTTAACTGGATTTTTAAGATCTTTAGCTTATGCTATTAGAGAAGTTAATCCAACTAGAGTAATTGTAGTTTATGATGGTGCTGGAGGTAGTCAACGTAGAAGAAAAATACATTCTGAATATAAATCTAATAGAAAACCAGGTAAACGAATTACAAGATGGGATGCTTTTAAAAATGTTTCTGAAGAAAAAGATGCAATGAAAATACAATTTTCAAGATTACTTAATTATTTAGATTTTCTCCCCATTAATGTTATTTCAATAGATCGAATTGAAGCTGATGATACAATAGCTTATATAGCTCATACTTTATTAAATAAAGATGTTACTATAATGTCTTCAGACCAAGATTTTTTACAATTAGTAAATAAAAGAATCACAGTTTGGAGTCCAACAAAGAAAAAATTCTATACACCTAGAATGGTTATAGATGATTATGGAGTACCGGCTCACAATTTTTTAATGTATAAAGTTTTAATGGGTGATAAATCTGATAACATCGAAGGTGTTAAAGGATTAGGACCTAAAAAATTACCAAAAATAGTTCCAGATTTACTTTCCCAGAATACCCTTAATCTTGATTTCATTCTGGAACATGCAGGTAAAGGAAAAGAACCTATGCATAAAAAAATTGTTGAGTCGGAAACTCAACTTAAAATAAATAAAGAATTAATGGATTTAAAAAATCCTCCTATTTCGGGTGAATTAAAACTTCAAATAACAAGATTAATAGAATCACCAATAAATTTGCTTTCCCGAAATGAATTTATTATGATTTATAATGATGATCAATTAGGAAATGCTATTGCATCACCTGATTTATGGTTAAGAGAACATTTTGTAAAATTAAACACATTAGCAAAACAAACACATGAGTAAATTAACCCAATATGGTCACCCATTTCAGACTAAAGCTATTGGTATTCTAATAACTGATAGGGATTTTTTACAACAAATTGCAGATATAGTTTCTCCTGAATATTTTGATAATGATGCAGGTAAATGGATCATTCGTAAAACACTTAAATATTATAATGAGTATAAAACAGTTCCTACAATGGAAGTGTTTAAAGTAGAGTTAGAAAATTTACAACAAGAATTACAAAATGTAGCTGTAAAAGATTTACTTAAACAAGCATATAAAGCATCAAAAGCAACAGATTTAAATTATGTAAAAGATGCTTTTTTAGATTTTTGTAAAAACCAAACATTAAAAAGTGCACTAATGAAATCAGTTGATCTTTTAGAATTAGGAGATTATGATGACATTAGAAATTTAATTGATAAAGCACTTAAAGCAGGAACAGAAAGAGATATTGGTCATGAGTATTTAGCTGAAGTAGAAGATCGATTTAGAGAAGAAGCTAGAAACACTGTAGAAACACCTTGGCCATTAATTAATAAATTACTTTGTGGAGGTTTAGGACAAGGTGATTTAGGATTAATAGCAGGAGGACCTGGTGGTGGAAAATCATGGGCTTTAGTAGCTTTAGGAGCACAAGCAGTAAAAATGGGTTACACAGTAGTTCATTATACTTTAGAATTAAATGAAAAATATGTAGGCAGAAGATATGATGCTTGTTTTACAGAAATATCTGTAAGTGAAATTATGGAATATAGAGATGAAGTAAAAGAAAAAATAGAAGAATTACGTGGTGGTCTTTACATTAGAGAATATCCAGCAGGACAAGCAACAGTAAATACTTTACATGCTCATTTAGAAAAATGTAAACAACAAAACATAGATCCTGATTTAGTAATTATTGATTATGCAGATTTAATGACTTCTAAATCAAGTAAAGAAAAAAGAGACAAATTAGATGATATATTTACAGGTTTAAGAGGTTTAGCTACTGAAATGAAATTACCTATATGGACAGCATCTCAAGTAAATAGATCGGGAGCAAGAGAAGAAATTATCCAAGGAGATAGAATAGCAGAAAGTTATTCTAAAATGATGATTACTGATTTTGCTATGTCTTTATCTAGAAATGCCGAAGATAAAGAAAATGGAACAGGAAGATGGCATATAATGAAAAATAGATACGGAGCAGACGGTATGACTTATGATAGTGTTATGGATACTTCAATAGGTAAAATCGCAATAAATATAAGAGGAAATAACAGAAATGAAGAAACCCCACCAGGAGATCTTTCACCTGCTCAGCGAAGAAGACTTCGTGGAGCTTCTAACGATTTTTTTAATTTTTAATGGGGTTTGTTTGTATATATTGTATTTATCTCCACATAGGGGTATTAACCCTTTTTTTTAACACTAATAACTAATTTTTAAATAAACAATAAATGAACATTACACAGGAAATTTTATCAGATATCGTAGTGTACAATAAGTACGCTAAATATCTTCCAACAAAACAAAGAAGAGAGACATGGGAAGAATTAGTAACTAGAAATAAAGAAATGCATCAAAAGAAATTTCCTAATTTAAAAGATGAAATTGAAGAAGTATACGAAATGGTATATAATAAAAAAGTTTTACCATCAATGCGTAGTTTACAATTTGCAGGAAAACCAATTGATATAAATAATTCAAGAATATTTAACTGTTCTTATTTACCAATTGATGATTGGAGATCATTTAGTGAAATAATGTTTTTATTATTATCAGGATGTGGAGTAGGTTATAGTGTTCAAAAACATCATGTAGAAAAATTACCCGAAATTAGAATCCCTAAAAAAACAAGAAGATTCTTAGTAGGAGATTCGATTGAAGGTTGGGCAGATTCAGTAAAAGTGTTACTAAAATCATATTTTGGAATTACAACAGCAAGACCTATTTTTGACTTTCGTGATATTAGACCAAAAGGAGCAGAACTAATTACAGTAGGAGGTAAAGCACCTGGTCCAGAACCGTTGAAAGAATGCTTATTTCAAATACAAAAAGTGTTAGACAGAAAAGAAGATGGAGAACAATTAACTCCTATTGAAGCACATGATATTATATGTCATATTGCTGACGCTGTATTATCTGGAGGTATTCGTAGAGCAGCATTAATTTCTTTATTTGATTTACATGATAATGAAATGTTAACAGCAAAACATGGACATTGGTGGGAATTAAACCCACAAAGAGGAAGAGCTAATAATTCAGCTGTAGTAATTCGTTCAAAAGTAAGAAAAAAAGATTTTTTTGAATTATGGGATAAAATTGTCGCAAGTAATTCAGGTGAACCAGGAATATATTTTTCAAATGATAAAGATTGGGGAACTAATCCATGTTGTGAAATTGCTTTAAGACCATTTCAATTCTGTAATTTAACAGAAATTAATGTATCAAACATAGAATCACAAGAAGACTTAAATAAAAGAGTAGCAGCTGGTGCATTTTTAGGAACTTTACAAGCAAGTTACACAGATTTCCATTATCTTCGTAGTGTTTGGCAAAAAACAACAGAAAAAGATGCACTTGTTGGTGTAGGAATGACAGGAATTGGTAGTGGTAAAGTTTTAGAATTTAATTTAGAAGAAGCAGCTCAATATGCTAAAGCAGCAAATGAAGATCTTGCAAAAATTATAGGAATTAATAAAGCAGCTCGTGTAACAACCGTAAAACCTTCAGGAACTAGTTCATTAGTTTTAGGAACTTCATCAGGAATTCATGCTTGGCATAATGATTTTTATATTAGACGTATGAGATTAGGTAAAAATGAAGCACTTTATCAATATCTTGCAATAAATCACCCAGAATTAGTAGAAGATGACTTCTTTAAACCAGATTTACAAGCAGTTGTTTCAGTTCCCCAAAAAGCACCTGATGGAGCAATTTATAGAACAGAAAGTGCTATGGATTTATTAGAAAGAACTAAAAAATTCAATATGGAATGGGTAAAACAAGGACATAGAAAAGGAGCCAACACAAATAATGTTTCCGCTACAATTTCAGTTAAACAAGATGAATGGGATCAAGTAGGGGAATGGATGTGGAAAAATAAAAACACATTTAATGGCTTATCTGTTTTACCTTATGATAATGGTTCTT